ATTTGTATAGAATAGGTCTATACAGGTGGTTAGTAAGGAGCTTGTCTGTGGGCTCAGCCAAAACTTGCAATCACTTGTATAGACCTTTTTTTATTTATTATTATGATAGGACATATTGCAACCAGTAGATCTATTATGGATCTCCCGTTTTACACAGATGACAAAGCATTCAAGCTATTTTATCATTGCTTGTTAAAGGCTAATTTTAAGCCTAAGAATTGGCATGGAATAATTATCAAAAGAGGTCAATTTGTATCCTCTTATGGCAACTTAGCAGATGAATTACAATGGAGTATACAGTCTGTTAGAACGTATGTTAGCAAGCTTGAAAAACTAAAGGCACTAACAAAGGACTCTACTACCCAATATACTGTTATAACTGTCTGTGCTTACGAGGCTTACGCATCTTGTAATGTTGAAACTGATATCCCTGCCAACATAGTGTTAACAAAGGAGCAACAAAGGAGCAACAAAGGACTAACAACAACTAAAGAAAGAAATAAAGAAATAAATAAAAAGAAAAACATTGCTGATCGCAATGATTCAAATGGTAATCATTATGATAAACGTCAGGCGTTTCAGGCAATAGTAAATTTCTACGGGGAGGGTAGTGATAAGCTTGACAACATTAATAAAGAGTTTCAGCATTACAATGGATTTCTACTTACTACCGAATTTATCCAAGAACATTTATCAGCATTCTTTGTGATGTTCGATAAATACAAGTATTACAATGATCAGGCAGTAGTAGATGCCCTGCAAAAACATTTGCTTAGTCGATATACACACTCCGATAAAAAAGCCAGTCAATCTTTACTTAATCAGGTAGACTACAAAGCTTACTTAGCTGACTTTTTTGATAACCATCACAAAGATACTAAAAGTGGTTCTGATTACTACTTAGGAGCATTAAAGAGAGATGTAAACAAATGGCGATGGCCTAATGGGCATCTGCAGTACCGACTTGATGTTTTTGATCTGATTAGACCACATCTTGTAAAGTTACACAAGGAAAAATTTAGTAAATACAAAAATCTAACTATATTCACTCTCCTAGATGTTCTCTTGGATAAAGTAGTAACAATTTATCCTGTAGATAAAAATCTTGTAGAATATTACGAAACCATAACTTATGAGGATTTTGCGGCGGATAATAGATGGGGTGAATTTCTAGTTTTTTTAAAGAATCAATCAGAATATAATGTAAACAAAAAACATATCCGCAGACTCCTACAAGACGAAAAGGATAAAAGAGACTTATAACGACATGAAACAAGAGGCATTAAAACTACATAAGGCTGGCTTTAAAGTCATCCCTACAACATCTCCATCTAAGCCTAATGGAAAAAGGCCAATGTGCAAATCTTGGAAACAATACCAAGATAAACAAACACAACAGGATGTAGAGCAGCTGTTTTCTCAAACCAATATCGGAGGGATGGCACTACTTACAGCAGATGGCATAGAGGTTATTGATATTGACCTAAAATATAGCTTAGATGATGATCTTTTCACCAAATTGATGGATAAGATAATTGATGCTGTAGGATTAGAAACTTATGAAAAGCTAATTCTGTCAAAAACAATATCCGGAGGGTATCACCTAATCTATCGAACCAATATCCCTCAAGGCAATCAAAAGCTAGCGCAGAGATATACCATCGAGAGCGAAAAGAAAAACGAAAATGATAAGATTAGAGTCCTGCTAGAAACTAGAGGAGTAGGTGGATACATACTTATTCCCCCAACACCAGGATATGAATACGATAACCAAGAAACTCATTCGATACTAAATGTTCACCTAATCACAGATGAGGAGCGCAATGGGATAATCAGTGCCTGCAGACTTTTTAACGAAACTACAGATCACTACAAAAACTTAGCTCCAACTCCTGTAAAGGATTATGGAAAAACGAAAGGTCCTAGACAGGCCTTTAACGAGGCACACAGTCCTAAAGATTTGATAGAGCAGTATGGTTGGCAGTTTAAATATAAAGTTGGAGAAAATCTATATTACGTAAGACCTGGTAAAACAATAAGAGAGGGTCATAGTGGGTCTTATCATACCGGATTAAACCTTTTTTATGTTTACTCTACATCTACTCCTTTTGAGGCAAAAAAAGCTTATAATGCTTTTCATATTTATTCGGTCTACGAACATGGAGGTGATGAAAAAAAAGCAGGTAGCCAACTTTACAAAGAGGGATATGGTGAAAGATATTCAAAAAATAGAGACTCCTACTATGATACGATAATGAATCTATCTGAGGAGACAGGAAAAGATAAAGGAGATCTCACCATATTTGAAAGAGTACATCAGCACAGGTTTAGGATTAAAAATGTTCCTGATAAAATAGAGCATATCCTATATTTTCAAAACGAACCTTTCGAGGAAAGAATGCCAATGGCTGCATTCGGAGATATGATTATGATTTCAGGTGCTGCAAAATCAAGAAAATCGGCACTGTCAAACTCTATAGCTGCAGCACTTTTGTCTGGTACTAATGAGGTGCTAAAATTTTCAGGAGATGTAAAAGGTCGGCACGTAATAGTGATAGATACAGAGCAGAATAAAAACGACTTTTATGATAGCGTAAAACAGATATACAAACAAGCAGGAGTACAACCGGATATAGATCCTCCTAACTTTGAGGCTTTTGATATCTGTAAATACACAATAAGCGAAAGATTGCAGTTTGTTAAGAGTGTATTTGATCAGTATGATGTTGGAGTACTTATCCTTGATGGTATAGTGGATATCTGTGAGGACTATAACGACCAAAAAGGTTCAAGAGCTCTCATAAATTTTTTGATGAACATCACAAGAGAGAATAATACCATGTTTATACCTGTACTGCATACAGCTCGTAGCACTGGTTCAGCAAGAGGCCATCTAGGAGGTGAACTACAAAATAAATGTAAAATGACTATCAGAGTAACAAAAAATAAAGATTCAAAAGATTCTACTGTAGAGTTTCCTTTTGTCAGAGGTAGTAAAGATCCTGATGAATTTAGATTCACACATGATGAAAATGGTAATTTAGTAACACTATAAAACTTTTTAAAATGAGCGTAAAACTAAAATTTAAAAACGTAAGCTTAGTAACCGATACTTTTGGACAACACCTAGCAGTAAAAATGGTGCAAGTCTATAAAGATGATAATTTCTTGAAAAATGCTAAAATTAATAAGCAGCTAATGGACACAATCTATAACATTAGCATTCCCTTGAATCCTATAGACCTAGATGCAGATGTAGAGAACCTGCTAACAGAAACAGCTAAAAAGTATAAAAGCAATATTAATGACTTTTTGAAATTCCTGCTACAGCTAAATCAAATAGATGCTGAAAAAGGAGCTTTTAAGGTTGAAAAAACAATCCTCTATCTTATGCACATAGAAAAAAAGAGATATATTGATGATAAAACAATAAGAACCTTGACAGAATGCAACCTAAATGTGATAAAAAAAGCTATACATAAGCACAAAAAACAAATTGATGCCTATAATGCTAATCTAAAACCTAGACTTTTTTAATATTTTTTTCTATATTCAACAAAAATTACGAACATGAACAGCAGAAAAATAGAGGAGATATCAAGAGATATTACCATAATGCTAGAAAAGCAGTACCGAAAAGCATTCCAACAAGGCTACAAAGCTGCACTAGAAAGCAAAATAGACGAGAAACAACTAACCTCATGGATGCTATCCGGACAGATGCAAGGATTCAAAATTTATGAGGATCCTATCAACCAATCCTACCTACCTCCGATGCTCCTGCAGCAAAACAATAAGGACAAAGGTAAAGAGGTCTTTAAAAAGCTAGCAAAAGGCTTATCAGTAGATGAATTAACAAATTTTTTCAATAACAATTTTTAAAACATTCAAAAATGGAAATCACAGCAAGATTAATCGAAAGATTTGACGTAACAACGCATGGCGAATCATTCAGAAAGCAAGAGTTTGTAATCGAAACAGATGGAGAATATCCGCAAACAATTAAGATGCAAGCTGTACAGGACAAAATCGAAAAGATAGAAAAGCTTACAATGGGAGGCATCTATAACTTTCATTTCAACCTACGTGGCCGTAAGTGGACATCTCCGGAGGGCAAAACAGTCTACTTTAATACTATCGATGTATGGAGAGTAGAAACAGCTGAGCAGGAACAAGATACTGATATTACACCTGAGCATGCAGTAGGTGCACAGGACAAAACATCACAATTAACGGACGATCTACCTTTCTAGTCATGGATGCACAGGAAATGAAAAAAGAGATTATCAGACTACAATCAGAGAATAAGGTGCTGAAAATGATAATCGCAGAAACAAAAAAAACGCTAGACATGATAAACGATTATGCAAAATATACATCCATCGATAGCGTTCAAGATCCATTCACTACCGACACAGGCGATATCAAGCCTGTGTTCGGTGCATCTTAATACTAATGACATTACTAGATAGGCTGCACAGAGCAGAAAAGTTTTTGGGAATGGAGCTGTCTCCTAAGGCTTTAACAACAAAAGAAATACAGCTACTTTTAAAAGACATGCGGAAACGCTACAAAATAATAATCTGACATGAAAACATTAATAGTAATTTTAATCTTATCGACAACAATTAACGCACAATCATCATTAAATATAGAGCTACCCAAATATAAAACCGAGTTCTACAAAAAGAATTATGATATGGCTTGGTACACATACGTAAAGTGGGATGTACCTGTTTACTACACCTTAGCAATGGCTGCAGTAAAAACCAATTACGGCAGAAACGGCAGATACAAGGTAGGAGATATCTTTGGAACAGGCAAAACGTATCAATATACCAATGCTTGGGATGAGTTCGGATTAATGATGAAAACAACATACAATAATCCTAAACTAACAAGAAAGCAATCAATCAATATATCGAAAAAAACAGAGGAGCTTGGTTTAATATTGTAATTTTTGTAATTTGACAAAAAAAACTATGCTACTTTACATAAATTCTGAGCAGAAAATACCAGTAGGATCAGTAATACAAGTACCTCAAATGTGTGTACTATTCCAGGAGAGAGTAGATGCCATCGTAGATAGAAAGCTTATGGATTCCGCAAAACAGAATCCTCCTAAGTCTTATACCTACAAAATTATCATCGATGAGCCAATACACGATCCATTGATACAAGAGCAGACAGATGCTGTCTATGTTCCTACAGATATAGGCTTATTCTACGACCATCGGACTGGAGGCCTAACCTATGAGGAGTTTATTAAAAAGATAACCAATATTAACGATTCCAAAGACATCTACCTGACTGAGCAGCTGTTGCATCAGATTAAGGAAATAGGATTTAAAGGAGTATGGATATTCGATAACGGCAAAAGAAACATAATTACTGTTACCGAGATTTTTGGTACAATAATATCAGAGGCTAAGTGATTATATTTTTATTGTTTTGATGTCCAGGGGATAGATGTGGCGTTGCATTTATCCCCATTTTAAAAATTATGCTATGTTTGTCTACTACCACAATGAGCACTATTTTTCTATGTCGTTTACCAAAGATGGCAAAAGGCATACATACAAAACTAAATACTTTAAGTTTCTCTTGAATAAGGATATTCAGTATATTTCTTTTTGGGGCAGTTCTTTACCTTACAAGTTTATAGAGTTTACCGATCAGGAGATACGACAGCTAGAAATATTCGAAATAACCGAAACACTAAATTACAACTGACATGAAAATACTATTAATCATCCTATTGCTACCATTCATCCTCTACTATGCCGGATTTACTATTGGAGGACTGATATTTGCAATATACAAAGAGATTAGAGATGCAAACACCAAAAGATAGATTCATCAAAAAAGCACTAAAGCTAGCAGCAAAAGTAAAGCCTATAATCGGATGCGTATGGTACAAAACCTATACACTAGAGCAGGCAGAAATATTAGAGGACATCTGCCATATGGATGAGGCAATGATAGATTTTTTGCTTATAGATGATGGAATTAACAGCAAAATTGATTATTTTAACTCCATCGATGTATATTTGATTCTTGAGAGCAAAACTTTTGACTACAAACATCCGTTAAAATATAAGGTAGGTACTATGTATCAGATAACCAAGCAAATGTATCTACACCATGACTTTTTAGAGCTAAAATTAAAAATAGGATTAGATGGCTAAGCGAAAATCTAGGATACAGATTGGCAAAACTATCACAGTTAAAGGAAAAAAATACCGGATAGCTGCAGGAACAGCCAAAGGTAAAAAGTATAAGGCTATTCCATTCGATGGAGCTAAAGGTATTGTGCAGTTTGGGGCAAAAGGTTACAAGGTTGGTCCTGGTACTGATCGGGGAGATAACTACTGTGCTCGTTCATCAGGCATCAAGTCTAGCAAGAAAGGTGCTACTCCTAACGATTTTGCCCGTATCCTATGGAATTGCGAGGGTAAAAAGTCTAAAAACAGATAAAAATGCCAAAAAGTAAGTATCCAAAGAGAGGAATGAGAGTCAAAACAACTAAGGCCAAGATTAAGGCCAAGAAAAAAAAGAAATAACCTGTTATAAAACAGAAAAAATACAGAAATTATGCGTTTTAAGAAAGGGATGTCAGGGAATCCATCCGGTAGGCCAAAGGGCAGCAAAAACAAAGAGCTATCAGGATTCAAAAAGGAGCTAAAATCAGGACTTATAGAAAGGCTTGGCTACTTTTTTGAGCTGTTAGATTCTCCTGATCTTGCAGACAAAGATAAAATCAATGCTTATCTAAAAGCTTTGGAGTTCGTAATGCCTAAACAGCAAAAGATAGAGATGGATGCAGATTTGCATACCAATCTAATACAAGTGCAGTTCGAGTCTACTAAAGTTCTGCCCATCCATAACGAGTCGGAGTTTGTCGATGATTAATCCCTTTCCAATATCGCCTATCTTTGAATGGAACTATCAGAGCAATAAGCAGATAGTTATCAATCAAGGTGGCACATCCTCCGGAAAGACCTACAGCTTACTACAGGTACTTGCCTGCAAAGCTGCAGAGAAAGCTAACCAAGTTATCACAATAGTAGGGCAGGATATTCCTAACCTAAAAGCCGGAGCTATCAGAGATTTTGACAACATCCTTAGCTCTATTCCCTTTTTCAGCTCAATGATTAAGGCAGTCAATAAAACAGACAAAACCTATTACTTTCATAATGGCAGCATTATGGAGTTTAAGTCTTTTGATAACGAGCAGGATGCTAAATCCGGTAAGAGGGATTATCTTTTTATGAATGAGGCCAATGGCATCCCTTATAGCATCTATGATCAACTGCAGATCAGGACAACTAAACAGGTATTCATAGACTACAATCCTACCTTTGCATTTTGGGTGCATGACAAGCTGATAGGTGCAGAGAATGTAGAGCTACTGATATCTAACTACAGACACAATCCATTCCTCAAAGATAGCATCAAAGAAAAGATTGAACAGCTGAGGTCTATAGATCCAAACAAATGGAGGGTATATGGCTTAGGGATGACAGGACAGGTAGATGGAGCTATATTCCCTGTAGTTAATTGGGTGCATGAGTTACCTACAGAAAATATCAAGCGTAGCTGCTACGGAATGGATTTCGGATATACCAATGATCCTACAACAATAGTCAAGCTTGTTCTTAGTCAAGGTCAGCTATATGGAGAGCTGTTGGTATACAAGACAGGACTAACAAACCAAGACATCGCTAAGGAGTTCGAAAGGCTAGGAGTAAAGAAAGGATTAAGAACAGGATCTCTAGTCATGGCAGATAGTGCCGAGCCAAAGAGCATTAAGGAGCTGCGTAATCTAGGATATAGAGTTAAACCATGCAAAAAGGGAGCAGATTCTATCCGAAATGGTATAGACAAGATAAAAAGTTATGGCACAATAAATCTAGTTTCTAACGAATTATGGAAACAAGAACAGCAAAAATACGTATGGAAAATAGATCGTAAGGATGGGAGGGCATTAAATAAGCCAGTAGACCAATTCAATCATATTTGGGATGCTTATAGGTATGGCGAACAGGGAATTAGGAAAAATACAAATAATCTCGTATCTTACGGCACATAAAAAAAAATCATGGCATACGTTTTATTACCATCACAGTTTTTGTCCGGCCTGCAGAGCAATACAGCTCTATTATTGCAGTCTTTAAGACAGATAACGCTAGTATCTCCTTTCAATATACCTGATTGTAGGACAGCACTAGAGCTAAACCAAACAACTACCTTTACTGATAATGCTTTTGATCAGTTCTTACAGGAGCTGTATGATTTGGAGCTAGACCAGGCATCATTAACGGCAGCGGAGAAAACTGTGCTCAACGTCATAAGAGATTACCTAGAGCCTGCACCATCGTTCAACTGTTGCGGTACAGATACTCCAACAATATCGAGCTATGTTAAGGAGGTAAATGATAGAGTAGGTAGTGCTACGTTTGAAAAGGAGTTTAGGTTAAACCTAGCGGATACTGTTACCTGTGATGTCTTTAATATCGAGGTTACATTTTTGCCCGTATCTCCAGCTCCTGCCCTGACTGTGAATCCTGTTACCTTGAATAGCTTAGGCTGTGTTCAGGGGCAAAGTGTTTATAGTTACCTATGGATTGATTTTGTATCATCTCCTGCAGGACAGAGCTATGATTTGGTTATTGATTTTAAAGATTCAACAGGGGCAAGCATAGTGTCTATCCCTGATTTTATTACTATTACTTAATTTTTTTTAATTATGAACTTATTAAATTCATTTTTGCTAGACTGCTGCCCTTTGGATCCTAGTCTTACAGACATTCCTGCAAGTGCTTGTCCTGAAAATATAGGTCAGATTCAGCGTTATTGGTTTGTCCGTAAAGGACAGGTTATTTGGGATGTAGTAACTCCTGCAAACAACGTTCCTGCAACTATTGCCGCACAAGCTCCGGAGGATGCTGCCGGATGGAACATTCTTTTTGCTGCTGCTGACGATACAAAAGTTGTCAAATCTCCTCTAATCGGTGGAGATTCTACGCTAACTGCAGGCACAACAATCACACAGGGAGGAGGAGATAACTCTACTCTAAACGGAGAAACATTAGTAAACGGCATCAACCCTACCGATGGTTCTGCTCGTTTTGATTCTTTGACAGGTGCTCAGATTGCTGCTTTCCGTACTTTAGCCTGTGAGGGCAATGGCCTAGAGGTTTATCTTATCTCTCAAGAGGGTAAAATTTGGGGTAGCAAGGTAGGCGACCTTGTAACTGGTTTTGATGCTACAAACGTAGTACTAGGATCTATGTCTAATGCAGGATTTGGTACTAGAGATAGCAATGTTTTGACATTCCAACTAGCATTTGACTGGGATGAAACAAAATATGCTATTACTCCGGCAGATTTCAATGCTTTGACTATCTAGTATGGCTAAGCCTACGAAAGTAAAGCTAAAAACTAAGGCAGGAGCATGCATCGAGCTATCTTTGGTGCATGCTCAAGCTGTCTTACAGTTGCAAGCCTCTCAGAATAGGGATGACTGGGAGATAGAAAGTAAAAAGTTTCAATTTAAGGATAATGTTATTAAACGAAAGCCAAGTAATAAAGCTAGTAAAGCAGAAAAAGAGTGATATCGGCTACATGATGTCCTATGAAAGTAGGTTAAAAGTCATGTCTGAGCCAATGTTCTTTAGCGAGCTAGAGTCTGAGGTAGGATGGGATGAGATTAAACGTGCCATCTACAACAGCGTAACAGAGGAAAAGTATAATAGGGTGCTAAACTTTTTTAGCTATCCTCTAGCTATTGTATCTATCTCGGATGATATATTGAGCGATTTAAACAGAGTCTTTAATGGCAGGAATGCTAACTTTGGTATCCAATATCCCAACAAGAGAGCAGAGGAGCAGACAGCTCAAATGCTTATTAACCTGGATACTAGAAATTACATAGAAAAAGTAGGACGTAGAGCATTCAAGTGCAAGCCTCAGACAATCGTAGTAGTGGATAAAGATGCTAACGGCATCCCTTACTATGTGACTGTAGAGCTAGACAAGCTTATGAGCTACGAGCTTACACCATGCAAACAATTTTTTAAGTACATCATCTTTCATCATAGTGATGGCTATGACGAGCTAGGCAAATATAAAAAGATTGCTTTCTATGATGACGAGTTCTACCGAGTAGTAGAGGTTAGAGATGGTGCATATTCGTTAGTCTTAGAAACACCACACAATTTAGGCTATTGTCCGGCTAGATGGTTTATCGATACACCATTAAACACAAAAGATGACTGCAAAAGATTTGCTCCATTGTCTGCCGTCTTAGGTAGTATGTCCGAATGGCAGCAATTCCATGCATACAGCTACTATGCTGAGCATTATGGTGTATTCCCAGTAGTAGAATATGCTGCTGCCGTATGTGAGGATGAATACTGTGTCAATGGCATGGTATCCGTACCTATGGAAAATGGGGAGATGTCTACACCTACAGCCTGTAGAACTTGTACAGCTAACAAGTTCAGCGGAGCAGGAACAGCTATCAAGATTAATCCAAAGATTGATAATGATGAAAACGATGTATCCGGCTATTTCAGGTTTATATCTCCTCCTACATCTAACCTAGAGTTCGAGCAAAGCAAGCAAGATCAGCGAGAAAACTTTATTAAGGTCAATACTACAGGCTTTAATGACATGATGAATAAGGAGGCTATTAATGCTGATCAGGTTCGTTCATTGATGGAGGATAGGAAAAAGCCTCTACTAAAATTGGCAGGCATCTGCAACAGGCTACATAAGTGGATGGTATCTACAGCTATCAAATTGGCCATAGATGTAGATGTTATGGTGCATGCAAACTATGGTACTGAGTGGTTTTTACTTACAGAGGCACAACTACAGGAGCTCTTTGTTGGTGCTAAGACAGCCGGTATGCCTGAGTCAGAGATAGACCAAATCTACAAGCTGCTAATCGAAACAAAATACAAGGGAGATCCGCAGACAGTAAGAAAGCTGATGATAGAGAACAACCTTAATCCTGCACCATATTCTACCCTAGAGGAGTGCTACAAAAAGCTAGAGATGGGAGTGATGCAGCTAGAGGATTTGTATATTAAAGCTAATTTCACTAAATTTGTTAGTAGATTCGAGCGAGAAAACGGCAGTCTAGTAGATTTTGGTACTGATATAACGTTCGAGCAAAAGATAGATATTATTTATAACACATTCAAAACTTACGTAAAAGATGAAACCGAGCAAACAGATACAGGGGAATCTAGTACTCAAGAGCAAGGAGCTAGCACAAGTGATACAGCAGTATCCTAACTATGATTTTCCTGTCTTAATTCCTGAGCATAATGCCGGAGCTTACTGCTTTATAGGTGTTCGTGCTAAAAACAACGGATTAACACAAACGCTACAGATACACCAATTCTGCAAAAGTACATCCGATTGGATGAGATTGAAAGACGAGTTTAAGACTCCTCAGTATCTAGGCAACTACCATAGTGTAATTATGATACACAATCCTACCATCAAGGTAGAAAAGCCGGAGGTAGTCAAGGAGGCAAACAAGAAAAAACGTGTTACTCCTCCTGTAAAGAAAAAGATTGAGTCAATGGCTGCCGATGGTGCTAGTGCCGATGTAATTGCAGAGGAGCTAGAGCTAACAGTTGATCAAGTAGAAAAGTATTTATAAACATTCAAAATCATATAGAGACGTATGGACGATTTCAAAAGTAAATTAGCAGAGGACAAGGCCTTACAAGCACAGGTATTAGATATCCTTAAAACTACAGAGGTAGGCAAAGCTTATGCAGAGACAATAGCTAAGAACTACTTTGAGCAGAACATAGGACAGGAGCATAAAAAGATCTATGATTTTGTAGACAATGCCCTGACATCTGTAGGCCTTGAAAAACCATCTGGAGTAAAGACATCTGACTGGGCAAAGATGATAGCGGAACAAAATAAGGAGCTATCAGAAAAATTAGAAAGCCTAAAAGGTAACACAAATCCGGATGAAACGTTGAAAAAGCTTGAGGAGCTAAAGGCTAAACACAAAAAGGAGAAAGCTGAACTTACCAATACTGCACAACAGCAGATACAGGAAAGAGAGCAGATGATACAGAGCCTAAAACTCAAAGAAAGAAACCTTACCATGAGCACAGAGATAAACAGTACTCTAGGTAAGATGGAATTTAATAAAGGCTTAGATGAGGCCTTAATAAACGACATCATAAAAATGAAAACCCAGACATTGATAGCCAATGCTGTAGAGGAGGATGGTAAAACTATTTGGTGCAAGCCGGATGGTACTGCTTATAAGGATGGTATCCTTAACGCCTCATTAGAGACAATTCTACAACAGGAGCTGCAGTCTGTATTACATAAAAACTCCGCAGGAGGTGGGGCAGGGAATATACCTACCAAAAGTGGAGATTTCAACGGATCTCAGGTTATCGTATCTGAATCCTCATTTAAAACTCAGGAACAATTTTTGTCCGAGTTCGATAAAGTAGCACAAAGGAAAGGGATTCCTAAAGGCGATGAATACAACAAACTTTACTGGGAGGCTTTCGAGCGTTACAATGTTTCAAGCTTGAGAGAATACTAGTAATCAACTTTTATTACAATGTCAATCGTAAATTTAAAAAAGCAAAATGCTAGAGGCGTCTATCCCTCGTTACTAGATAGACAAGAATTAAGACAACAGGAATACGGATTTATCGACATGGCCTTAAGAGGCACTAACGGAATCCTATCAGGTGTGAATCAAGGTGTAATCTCTCAATCATGGGGAGCTCCTGCTACACAGATTCCTGTATTTTCAAAGAACATTACTGCTGCTACAGTTGGTACAATGACTTGTACTTTCCCTACTAAGGATGCTACTGCTGCATTGGTAAACGTTACTTTTGTTTCTGCTCATACGGGTTTCCGCATCATTCCTAGACTTACTGACCAATCTGATATCGTTACTGAGGCACAGGATTTTATGCGTCAGTATAGCGATGCTGAGGAGGGATTAGCTAACTTTTTAGAGGCACAGCTATTAGCTGCTGTAGATGCTGCTAAGGCAACTACTTACAATTCTGCTTTTGTTGGTGCTGCTGCTAAATATCCTTTGTTGGCTGATGCTTTACAGGTAGCTGCTGCTGATGTACCATTTTTCTTGAACGATGCTAAGTCTATCATGCAAGCTGATGACTTTAGCCGTAACGGACTAGAGGTTATTGGAGATGCTCAGTTGGCCTCTTTCGTATCTCAGTATGTTAATCAAGGTTCTGGTAACTCAGAGAACACTGCATTCCAATTCAATGGATACACATTTACTTACTCTAATACTGTTGCTACATCTGCTGCTGCTGTATCTACCGGATACATTATGCCTCAAGGATCTGTAGGTATGGTTGCTAAAGTATCTCCTGATGCTGCTGCAAACAGACAGTCTATGAGTGATGGCATCCGTTGGTCTGTTGAGCAGTCTGATTTGATGGGTCTACCTATGAGCTTGATGGTTAAGGATGAGTGTGATGATGTTTCTGCAATCACTGGTAATGCTGATGATACTAATGCTTTAGTTAAAAAGTATCAGATGGGTATCAATGTTGCAATCGTTACTCCTTACAACACAGGCACAAACGGAGGTATCAAGAAATTTGACTACTTGCCTTAAGAGTTACGTTTTTTTTTGAATGTTTTAGGGCAGCGGTATCCTGCTGAGCTGCTGCCCTTTTTTAATATTATGCTATGTTTGATAATCGGGTTATTACAGAACTTAAGAAAGTTATAGGATGGAAAGATCATTGGGATACTACCGAGATTCCTGCTTTGCCTGCATCACTTACTGGTACTGAGTCTGGCCAATATTACCAGGAATACCATCCATCTGTAAGACTCGATTACATTCAGGCATTATTGCCAAGCAACTATCCTCTAAATACCTTTTTAGACGATATCGAAACAACTGCCATCAATCAGATGCTAGAAAAGATGGTAGCACAAAAAAAGCTGAATAATGCAGGGATGGATTTGGCTAGAAACAATCTTATCTATGATAATGTGGTAAAGAATAAGCCTATTATCAATGAGAGCAGATTTGTAGGAGTAGAGTTTTGGATGGATCCTACGATTGGTCTAAGGTCTATGATTCATAGAGTAGGACTATATCTAACACAGGCACAGCCATCATTAACATTGTACCTATACAATAGCTTACAGGAATCTGCTGTAGCTACATATACATTCAGCTCTACCAATGCAAATAGCTTTACATGGTTAGCTACTGACATCGTTTTAGACTACTCGGATGGTACAGATACATCCGGAGGCGTTTGGTATCTTGGGTATTATCAGGATGATCTAGTAGGTCAAGCTATTCAGTATGATGCTTTGAACTGGAAAAATGGTTACTGCCGTACCTGTGATGGTGGACGTAGGTCTAGCAAGTATAACAGCGTAGCTAGATATGTGGAGATGTCTCCTTTTTACATCGATGCTAGCAATGTTCCTGTAGTCGGCACTATCTTTGACAAGGATGATATCGTCTATACCTATGACAATAACTACGGATTCAATTTTAACATAAGTATCAAATGCAACCTGACACAGTTTTGGATAGACAACAGGCTAACCATGACACAGGCCATCGGTAAGATGGTAGCTTTGAAAGTTCTGCAGATGATGAAAGCTAGCAGTCAAGTTAGTGCAGTTGAGCAGAATGTACAGATAAACATTATCCGAGATTTGGAGGGAGATTCTGATACTAGACAAGTTCCATATTGGGCGCAAGTAGAAAGAGCTGTTAAGGCCACAAATTTAGATCAGGCAAATGTCAACAGCATCTGTGTTCCCTGCGCTCGTAAAGGTGCTAGCTATGGTGCTGTATAATGGCTTTCGATGATTCCATATTAAACAACTTGACTAGGACTGTAGAACTGCTACAGCTATCTATAAACTCTAGTATTCAGGAAAGCATAAATAAGAATAAAGACGAGATTAAGCAGCTACAGACACAGGAGCAGCTATTTCAAGGAACAAATAGCAAAGGTATAGACATTAAACCTGCTTATGCTAATTCAACTATCAAAATCAAGCGTAAGAAAGGATTGCCTACAGATAGAGTTACTTTGTTCGATAGCGGAGATTTTTACAGGAGTTTAGAGGTTATTGCAGGGAATAATAATGCAATTATTAGGACAGTTATTAGCTATTCTGTATTTTTAGTGAACAAATATGCTGATATACTTGGCTTAGACGAGGAGAGTTGGACTAAGTTCCTATCTCAATATACAATACCAACCATAAAAAAGAATTTCGATGATATTATTGCAAAATCCTAGCGTACCAACAGCTACAAACCCTGTAGAGATTGATGCTGCAATCTTAGATATAAAGGCCAAGTTAGAGAGTAATCTTACTTGGCTTACTCATGGTTATGGTAGAACCTATAAGAATTTAGATGCCAGGAATGGTACTACTGTCTTTTATCCGGAGGTATATTTGGGAACACAGAACAACAGCCAGAGATACGTAAATATCTCGCCCGATAACGATAAGACAGGCCAATGTATGTTTTATGTTTTTCGGGAGAATATACAGCAGTTTAACACCAATATGTATAGCTTTCTATCCTATGATACTGCTATCATTTTTAGTGTAAACATGGAGCTAATCAATAGCAGCGTTTTAGATACAGAGATATTCCAACAGAACCTAGTAGCTCAGGTTAGAGATGTTCTTACTCGCAAACTGTTAGGCGTAAATTACAATTTAACTATCAGTAGTGTAGACTTTTTGTTTGAGAATGTGTTTAGCGAGTTCGATTTAGCGGATGCTACACAGTTGGAGAAAGCTCCATTGTCACATTTTAGATTCAACTGCACTATCCAAGTACCGGAGGCCTGCCCTGTACCAACTATTGCTCCTCCTGTAGTCGAATGTAGGAGCTTGGTTTTTGATGGGGTAAATGAGGCTTTAAACTGTACTAATAATTCAGCATTTGATTTTAATGGAGGGAATGCATTTAGTATAGAAACTTGGATTAAATTTGACAATTTAGTAGGCTTTAGGTTTATTGTTTCTAAATACACAAGGCCTACTCCTACAGATATCAGAGCATATATTTTTAGCACAAATGGTAATCTATTAAGATTTTCTTTTTTCAGCTCTAATACAAGCGGAATAATTTTACAGACTACAAACACATTATCTACAGGGTTATGGTATCATTTAGCTCTGACCTATGATGGTTCAACAAGTGCAAATGGTGTAAGTATGTACATAAACAATGTTGAAAATAGTACAATTATTAGGAATGATTTAACAGGAGTATCAACTAATACAGAGCCATTGCAGATAGGTGGCCAAGATACTTTCTTTAGTGCCGCACAGATTGCTAAGACTCGTATGTGGAATACTGAGCTAAGTGTATCCGATATAAATACTCAATACAATGGAGGAGTTATACAGAATACTCCTGTACAAAGTGCTAGTTTAGTCTTAGATACAGACATACCTAATGGTAGCTTTGGCACAGAATGGACTATCCCTGACCTTACAGGATTTACAACAGGATACACATCTGTAAATATGGAGGTAGAGGATAGAGTAGATGAATGTCCAATCTAATGAAATTACTAAAGAAATATAGAACTACTATCATTACAGCTATAGGCCTTATTGCAGCATTGATAGCTTTTTTAATAGAACTTATAAAACTAATATAATGGCACATAACAGATACTTTATCATTAATGCAGATGACCCTAATATGGATGAGATAGCTCATGTTATAGTAGGTTCTATGGATACTCAAAGATATTCATTAGATGGTCTTAAATTAGTAGTTAAGCTGCATTATAATGACCATAATAACTATGAGTTTTTGGCAGATTATACAGAGTATAACCATGATGCTATTTTAGAACAGATACATACATTAGAATGGACATCAGTATTATAGATTTTATATGTTTTTTTTTGTTTTTTTGGTGGTTAATGCTTATAATCTATAAGCTAGAGCTACCTATAAAGCTATACAACAGGTTTAGTACCAAGTTCATTGATGAGCTTACTAATTGTGAGTTCTGCATGGAATCACACACAGCTACACTACTTGCTATAATCTTAGCAATCTATGATCAGAACCATCTGATCCTTTTATACGCACCAATGTCAGCAGCATTGATAAACATTCTCAAAAAATGATAACATTCAAAAAACGTAAAACAGAGGTAATATTTTATGATTCCATAGAGGAGATGCCACATCGTAGATACATGAAATTTAATAAGGAGATGATGAGGAGTAACGAGGTAGGCAATACGATGGCCGATATAATCAAAAGGATTAATAGAGCTATGGGATTTATTGGGGCAAATGAGGGAGACAAAGCTATGAAAGAGCTATCTAATGCTCGCATGGCTTTTAACTACTCACAGGCAGAGCTAGATCCTAAAGGATTGGCATTGGCTGCAATGGTAAAGAGTATAAACGGAGTAGAGGTAGAGGATATCACTACATCCGGACTACAAAATACCTTAGATTTGCTCCAAAGAATCGGTATTACTAAGAAAGAGGTGGAGGATACTGCCGATGGCATAAAAAAAAAGTCGAACAAGAGCTCAAAATATTCTTTCCTCTCCAATTTGAGGGCAAAAATATCATCTATAATCAGGCGTTAATCAAGAAACTAAAGAGCCAATTATCCGTAATTATAGGAGATGAGAATGCAGAACAAGACAGGGAGCAGGCAAATAATGAGCTACTAAGGCTTATAAATCCTAATTATTGGAATTTAAGTAGAGATAATTCAGCAGAAAAGCAGATAGAGCTAGGTTTTGAGGAGTTTATGTTGGCTGTTAAGGAGCATACGACAGAGGATTTAGAGAAAATTACTACTTTTAGATTTTACAGTCTATTAGACTACATTAAGAAAAAGCAAAAACATGGCTGATAGTGTTATAAATTATAGTGACCTGATAGGTAAGGATGATACATTTGATGACATCTTTGCCAATATCGATAGGTTAAAAAAGGAGCTTTCTGACTTGGCTAAGCAGGCACAGAAAGACCTTGACCTGATTAATCCTAACAATGAGGAGGAGCTAAAGAAAGCTACTGCCCAAGTAGAAAAGCTTACAAAGGCTAGCAAACAGCTAGAAACCGAGCGAAAAAAGGCTATAAAGACTAGAAAAAAGGTCAATGAGCTAACAGATGAGGAGTTAATACAGCGAGAAAAGCTAAAGATAGCCAATCGGGAACGGGTGCAGATAGCTAAGCAACAAGCCATCCTCCTCAACAAAGAGGCCGGAGAGATAGAAAAGCTTAGAGCAAAGCTTAGTCTAACTACGTTAGAGTGGAAAAAACTAAGCAAAAACGAGCTAGAAAACACTAAGCGAGGCAAAGACCTTATTAAGACAAAAAAGAGGCTTACAGACCAGCTTAAAAGGCTAGAAAAGCAGACAGGCGATACTCGTAGGAATGTAGGTAACTATACATCTAGCTTAGGTCGGCTAGGTAAGGCTGCATCTGCTGTATTCTTAGGTAGATCATTAGTCGATGGATTGCGTAGAATCAGCTCCTTTTTTACTGATTTAATCGATAAAAACAAAGAGTTTAACAGCACTTTAGCAGGAGTAGGAAAAGGATTTGAGGGTGTTACTAATGCACTGGCATTTGCAGGAACAAAGCTACTAGAGTTTTTAGCTCCGGCTATCAATGTTGTTACGAGTGCACTTGCTAAACTACCTGCATTCTTTGCCGGAGCTGCTGCAGGAGCTAGGCAATTTGCTAGTAATGCTATTGATCAGTTTAGAAAGCTTAGCATACAGATACAGATAGCTTTTCAGACAATAAATAGAGCTAATCCATTTAGTGATGAAAGTCAGGAACAGATAACAGCAAATATTAATCGTCTAAGACAACAGATTAGAACTATAAACGAGGATCAGCGTTCGGTAGGAGAGGCATTTAATGAGGCATTTAGTGAAACATTAAAAGCACAGGAGGATTTTGCCAAGCAGCAAAAAGAGAACGAACTAGCAGCAGAAAAGGCCGAAAAGAGAAAAGCAGCAGCAGACAAAGCTAGGGAGGAGGCGATAAAAAGACAAAACGAGCTACTAAAATTACAGCAATCCATAGAGCAGAACATATCTGCTAGGATAGAGGCCATCGTATCGCTACAAAACCAGATAGAGGAGGCTGAGGCAAATTTAATCAAAGATAGCCAAGAGCGATTACTAAGGTTAGAGGAGTTAAAGGCTAAATCTATTAACGAGCAAAGGGAGAAGCAGTTTGAGGCTTTTCTAGCTCTCCTGGAGAAACAAGAGGAGGAGTTGATAAAGTTTTATGGAGAGAATAGCGATGAGGTTATTAAGTTTAGAGAGGAGCTAGGTAATGAGCTACTAGCTTTGGAGGCTAAGAATCAGGAACTATCGGAGCTGCAGTTATTAGAATCTGAAAAAAGGAAACAAGCTATCCGAGATAAAGCTAATAAGGAAACAGTTAAAGACATCAAAAAGGCTACTGCTGAGATTAACACTATTATCAAAACGCAGCAGGATAAAGATGAAAAAGCATTAGAGGATTTCAATAAAAAGCAAAGGGAGCTAGTAGAGCTAGGTGCTAAGATTGATGAGCAGAATGCTAAAGATAAAGAGAAAAAGCAAAAGGAATTACTAGAGGGCATAGCTGCTACTACTCAAAAAGTAGGAGAGGCTATAAATGCTGCATTCGAGAAACAGCTAGACCTAGCATCTACCTTAGTGGAGCAGCAAGCAGAGGCAGTAGAAACACAGAGACAAAGAGCAGAGCAGGGATTAGAAAATACTTTAGCATTCGAGCAGCAACAGCTAGCACAAAGAGAGGCAGAAAGGATAAGAGCAGAACAGAAAGCTAAGCAGGCTGCAGAGTTTATAACACTACTAAACCTTGTATCTAGCTATGCTGCATCAGGAGATACCAATGCTTTAGCACGAGGCCTAGTAGATTTCAGCTTACTAAAAGCATTAGAGACAGGATTTGAGGAGGGTGGTTATACCGGAGATAATGGCACTAAAGATATTGCAGGTGTGGTGCATGGTCAGGAGTTCGTAGTGACAGCAGACGATGTTAAGAAATATGGACTAGCAGGAAAGGGAGGAGACGAGTTCGGAGAGGCAATGTCTGACTATTTTTACTCTCCATTGCAGCAAAACTTGTATGGATCACAGGCAGATAACTTTAAAAAGGGAATGACTGTAGTAAATAGGTTTGCATCTTTAGAGAACGAGGTTAGGGAGATGCGTAAAGCATTCCAGTCTATGCCTCAGAAAGATTATGACCTTTTGCAAATGACTGATTATTTTGTAGAGATTTCTAAAAGAGTGACACAAAACAGGCTAACAAACGTAAGTAAACAGAGAAAAAGATTATAATGGCAGATATTCGGCACTACAGGAATGGTATCCTAGTTAATCCTAGAGATTTCGACCAAGCAAAGATAGTTATGGATTGGGAGGGCAAAAAAGAGGCTGCCAATATTACTATCAATTCTATCAGATTGGTAGCGGATGAGGGGAAAGCACTTAGAGATAGAATACTATCCGGATTGACAGGAGGAGTAGGCTTTTTTGAGGGAGAACCATACAGGATAGAGGTAGGAGACCTGAACAATCCTGCAAGCTTTGAGGGATTCTTAGATTTTAGTGCAGGAGTGCAGTTTATTGATGAGTGCGAGGTAGAATGTACCCTAAAGAGGGAGCAAGGTAATGACTGGCTTAATGAGGTGGCCGATGGTTTTAGCTATCGATACCTAGAGAATCAGGGAATCATAACTGATGCAGATTTTGTATCTGTACCTTATGTTATCAACTATATTCCCGATGGAGCACAGCTATTGATATTGTCTATATCTACCTTTATATTGACAAAAGAGCTGATAGAAAACATCCAAACCCTAGCAGATAGGATAGCTGACCTTACAGATGCTGCTACTCCTGTGGTGGGTGTATCTGCAGGATTAGGTGCAGGAGTTGTTACGGCATACGATATCGGTAATATCATTATGGCTGCATTAAAGCTAATTGCACAAATTGCCTATATCGTAGCTATTATTGTTGCCATTGTTGAGCTTGTAGAGCAGATTATAGAGCAAATCTTACCTCCTAAAAGATTTCATAAGGGGATGACTGTTAAAAGCCTATTTGCTAAGGCCTGTGAGTACTTAGATTTGACCTTAGAAAGTACCTTGCTAGATAGCTTTGATGTTAGTGGCAATCAATGGGTAGTAATTCCTGCAAAGAATCACAGAGGAGGCGAAAAGCCTACAGGTGCAGATAATACCTGGAGAGAAACGGGCGTACCATCGGCACAGGATCCGTTAAATACCTTTGCAGGAGTAGTACGAACATTTAAAGAGGTATTTAATGCTGACTTTCAGCTAACAGATGGTAAGTTTATCTTTGAGCGTAGAGATTTCTTTGAAAAGAGTGCAGGATATGTAATACCTGATACCTTTATCGATCAGGAAAAGTTGATAGATACAAACAGCTTTAATACCGACGAGATAAAAGCTAACTACAATATTAACTGGGCATTCGACAATCAAGATTTGAACACCTTAGATAATCAGAACGGCAGAGTATATCAAGCAGTTTTAAAGCCAAAGGTAACAATAAACTCAAAGCTTACTACCTTGAAAGGATTGAAAGAGGTAAGCATACCTATCAGCTTAGCACTTAGAAAGGATAAGTTAACAGTAATAGAGGAGATAGCTAGAGCTTTGGTTAGTGTGGCCGATGCTTTGACAGGACAGCTAGGCAATCCACAAAGCTTATCCGGTAAGATTACCAACAGGATAGGCAGTATGTTGAGCTCTAGCCATTTTAGCAGCGGATGTAGGATGGTAGTAATGGCAGGAGGAACATTGCAGAAAGACCAAAGGAGTATAATGGCTGCATCTAAGTTGTGGCAAAATTACCATTTTATCAATAGCTTTAAGCAGATAGATGGCAAGCATAATCAATACTGGTTATACAGGGAGCAAAAAATACCTTTTTGTTTTGAGGATTTTGTAACTTTACTAGACAACAACCAAGTAGAGACAGAGGCCGGAGAGCCTGCACAGATAGAATCTTTGGAGTGGCAGATATGGGATAACTATGCTACCATAAACTACAAGGTCAATAGACTTTATGATGATAATTTCGAGATAACATTTTTAGAATGAGTTTAGAGAACAGTTTAAACAACCTAAAAGCTACAGTACAGCAGGCTAATGCTATGCTAAAAGCTACAGAAAGCACAATTAATGCTACGATGGATGCACTTATGAAAGATGCTAATCCTGAACAACTGCAGAGCATTCAAAAGAATGTTATCAGCATAAAAACATTGATGAACAAAGCTAAAAAGGGAGAGAATGTAGATGCTGAGATATCTAGCATAGCAAAAACTATAAACAATGGGCGTAGAAATAAATAAAAGGGAGTACACATCTCCATACAGGCCAATAGATGCCAATGTAAATTGGTTACTAGGTAATACTGGAGATTGGCAAAAACTGACAATAGATGCGAGCTTTGGTGTATTTATAGAGTTCGATACATTGAATAGCTTATTCATTGATGAGCCGGATGTACTAACCCTAACCAATGGCAAGAGCTGGAATGAGTATGGCTTTGCTGAGGGGGATGATATAGTATTGCAATGGATACATAGGGATATATCTAACCCTAGCTCTCCTGTAGACAATTTTAATAGAGTTCCCTATCCAGGAGATCAGATGTTTATTGGCAAGATTGAGGATAACAAAGCATTCATAGTACAGCCAAATGGGCAGCCAATCGGAGGGATAGGTGCATGGTCACAGATTCTACCCGTAAATAGTGGAGAATTTAATATTGTAGATGTCGTTATTTACACATTAAAAAGGCCTCAAGGAATCAAGCTTACCTATGGACATTTAGAGAACAGTAACAGCCAATCTGCGAACCTTAGCAGCTTTATTGATGGCACTTTAACAGAGTTTTTAGCAGAGAACACAGATACCCTAGCTATCGGAGCTACTACACAGATGCAGCCATTAGGCAATCAATCCGGAATGAGCATAGCTTTTGTCAATCTCAAGTATTTAGGTGCATCATTTTTTGGAATCAAGCACAACTATGAGATAGAGATAGTTTATATGCTTAGCTCTTTCTTTGAGGATGTTACTAACTTTGAGGATAGAGTAGCTCCTCAACAGGTATTCGATGCTGCAGCCATTACCGATAACTTTCTGATACAGGGATTCCCTGTCTACAACAATCCAAACATCACTATACAGAACTTTTTAGAGAATACTGATAAGCTTGGTAATACCGGATGGTTTGATGAGAATTACAACGGATTTGAGAATGATTTTACTATCAGCTCAATAACCTATCAGAAACATGAGGACTTAACACAGCCTAACGGAACTACTACAGTAACACAGCTAGACTATCAGAATGCTATCAAGGTTACTGCTGTTATAGATGGTGTAGCTAATCTTTCAGGGCAGACAAAGTTTGCCTATGGTTTCTCTTGGATACCTTTGGAGGATACCGATTTCAAGCAGAATGAATATCCCTTTTATAAAAACCTTTTGATGAATACAGGAGGAGATATCGATAACTTTCAAGATGTTTTCAATTTATCGAATGCTTACAGATTTACTCCGAGTTCTGCTGTTACAAGTGCTATCGGTTATAGCAAAGATTCAGTTACTATGGATGTACAATGGCTTAAGGCCAGTATTACAGGACTTGATCAGGTTACTTTTGAGGCTACTTTTATTCCTAGTGCTGATTTTACTACCTTTTTTGATGCTAAAAATGAGATAGAGCGAAACTATATCCTATGGTTTAGCATAGCTGATCAGAACCTAGTTACTAATTTTAGCAACAGAGTAAGCCTATTGCTAGACTACAATCAGATGGAAACATTTGTAGAGCCTGTAGGTGCATATCCGGGCATGACATTGGAGATGTTAGACCATCCGCAAGATGAGACAGACATAGCCTCTCCATGTGGCAATGATATACGCATAGAGGACGATTTGTTAGCTCGTGTATTCTTTACCATAGATACAGCTACAGGGGCAACAATACCTAAACCTACAGCTTTGACTTATGGATTCATTGTAGAACGTGACAGCGATGGCCTAACTTACGAGCTAGAGACATTCCAAGTAGACTTAACTCAGTATCCTGATCCTACACAATTTAATTTTGATGCTAGCAGAGGTTTTAAGCTTGTAGCAGGCAACAATAAAAACTTTATAAAGGTAGATTATTGGTCTCCATTAGATGTCGGAACAGAGAAAGGAGTACGAGGCCTCTATGGCTATAAGATACGATGGGAGGATTGGTTGAAACGTATCAATGTTCCTGCAGAGATAGTACAGGATTTCTACGACAACACAGAGGCTAACAATGGCATTAATAATGACTGGTATCAATGGCTAGATACTGCAGGATATACTTTTAGCTTTGTAGTTTATACCGATGCTATCCTAAATGGTAAGGCAGTAAGGTATAAAAATACTTTACCTTTGACATTTAAGGACTATGATGCGAACACAGACATAACATCTGTCGTAAGATACTACAGAGAATCTGATAGCACATTGTTAAATGGTGGTATTGATCCTGTGAGTGGCTTGCCTCTAGGAGTTATCTTAGATGATGAGCTAGTTAGAATAGAGATAGAATACACTAGAGCTACAGGAACATGGACAACCTTAGCAAATATTTACGGATTGAACACTATCGAGGTAGATCAGGGAGCAGGTTTCCTAGAATATAGACAGCTTAGCTCCATCTATCTACCCGAAATTGATAATCCTTTACTACCTTTGTCCGGTGGTACGTTGCTAGATGTGCAGATTATATCTCCTACAGTACTTAGATGTTCCTGTTTAGTAGATCCTAATAAATTAATAGATGCTACTCGCTACAAGATTACAGGTAGAGAGGGGTGTAAATAATAGATAATGGCTTTTTTATACAACTTAAATTCGTGCAATCCTGCTAGTTATCCTGACATTATAGATCAATGTTGGAGATCTCCTGCCCATCCGTACAGTGGATTGGTAGTATATTTGGATGGTGGCAATCCATTACAAACCTATACTCTAGTTTATCAGGGGATAGATACTGCTGTATGTGTGGCTAATTTGCCTGCATTGCAAGTAGCTACCGAGCAGACTTGTACTCCTACCTATGATATCTTTCGATATAGTAATTGCGAAACAGGAGACGAGAGGATATTTGGCTTTCCCGGTGCAACAGCTCCAGGTGCTTTTAGGATTGATGGCGAGTGCGATTGTTGGACATTTGTAGGAGAGGAAAGCAGAGCACAGGAGGTAGTTACTACATCTTTTAGTAGCTATACAAATTGTGAGGAGTGCTTAGAGGCTAGAGCTGATACAATATGTCCTAGTGGAGAGCGAACATTGAGCTATGCTGTAAGAGTAAAGCTACCGGAGCAGCCTCCTGTAGATAGAGGATTTAGCAAGTGCTGCTATAAAAACCTAGTTTTAGCAGATACAACGGATACAGATCCATACAAAAACGATTTTACAGGCAGCTTTTATAAGCGAGAAACACCAAACAGCACAGTAGATTTTAAGCTAGTAGATGTAGCTACTACTACAGAATATGCACTAAATAGCTCTACCTATGGCATCTTTCAGGATTTCGGAGGAGTGCAGGATGATTTAAGCTACTATATTGTAGAGTGGAGAAAAGTTTTGACCTTACTAGGAGAGGGAGTATATCAGATTAAAAAGGAGCTGACTATTGCAGGGATATCGGTAGACATTCTATCGGATACCTACCATCTAAAGCAATTTAGCATCCCTGTTGCCGATGGCACAGTTAGGATAGATACTGTCATGGATGGCAAGCTAGTAGCTATAGATACAGACTTTTTGAATAGTGGATATACTACATCTCTAAGAGTACGAGGGTATTTTGGCAATCCTGAATATAGCTACGAACAGGACAACATAGCACAAAGAGACTACAGCTTTAAGCAAAATACCATGAGCAGCAAAAGGGAGTATAAGTACCAAGCTTTGCAGCTACCGGAATGCATCACAGATGAGATGTTTAATTTTATCCTTTTTGGTAAAGAGCTGTTTATATCTGACTACAATGGAAACAATCACAGCTACAAATATGAGCTAGTTCCTGTCAAATTGGAGGGGAATGCAGGTACTGAATATTTTGTAACTGATAGAGGAGTAAATGTTAATCTGACATTCTCGGATCGTACTGAGGATGATCGTAAAATAAACTGCTAAACATGGCAATGAAAGTCTATATTAATGGCGATACAGTAGAAATAGATCAGACTGGACAGCCATTGTTAAACATCCCTAGAAACAAAGCTATCTACAGGATAGAAAATAATAATGTTACTATATTCAACAATGAGGATAAGTCTGTATTTAGAACAGATACACTAGCTCACATACAGAATCAATCC